AAATGCAATTCCACAGAGTAATGCTCCTCGTAAAAAGAGCAACGCCAAAAACAATAAGGGGAGCAAACCCCGTAAACAAATGCAAACTCGATCCACGACGAGAGTTGTTGGTACGGGCACTAAAGCCACTCAAGCCAAGAAGGCTAAGAAGGAACGCAAGCAAACTTTTCTTTCTGTTGGCTCTGATATGCTCGGTCGCATAACCTTAAATAATGGTACTGTTGCCAACACTCTTATTTGGGAGCAGCCGATTAACCCTCGATTGTTCTTGAATTCGCGACTGGCCACCGAGTCCCTTACCTGGGAAAAATACCGCATTAAGCGGTTGACGTTTCATCTCGCTGCTACGTCGGGTACTAATACGAATGGCACTGCAGTCGCCTATTTCGAGACTGACCCTATGGATCCCACTCCTGAAGATCCAATGCGTGAAGCCTATGCCCACAGGGGAGAAAAACCCCTCAATTTGTGGGAGCATAAGGATGTTCACTTCCCAACGGACCGTTTTCTTACCGATCTCTATATTGCCCCAAATGGTGCGGATTTACGCTTTTCGCAGGCTGGAAAGTTTCGGTTCGTGTACGGTGGTGGTGCTGATACATCGTTGGCTCGTGAAATTTACGTTGTTAGCATGTCCTACGAGATACTGTTCATTAATCAATCTTTGGACACAACTGCCGAATTGGGGGCTCAATCCATTGTTGATTTTGCTGGGGGATACGTCGGTGGCCGATGGACGTCTAACCCTGAGTACTTGAAAAATGACTTGGGCACATTCGTGGACGGTACCGGAGCCATTCATATTCCATCTAATGTTTTGCAGAGTGGCAATCTGCAATGTTCGTTGTTCGTTGAAACAGATAATAAGGATGGTGATGATCCGGCTTACCAAAATACAGCCACTCGTGAGTTTATTCCCAAAATTGAACTCAGTGGCGGTGGAGGTTCTTTTGAGATAGAACCTAAAAAACAAGTTCTCAAAGCGGTTACTACGTCCGTTGACGAGGAACCCACTCTAGACACCATTACCTGGGTGTTGAAGACGACCGGTCTTGCCGCAGACACGATCGTCAAAATTACTAATGCAGCTACATACGCTTCGTTGATAGCGATACCTCACATGCGATTGATGATGAATCCTACTCCGAAGTTGGCCGGTCCTTTTGCCAAGTATGGTCTGGATAGTAATTGTCGCGTACATCATAGAAGTTTGTTGGCTCCTTCGGATCCCGTTGGACCATCACGAGACTCTTTGAATCCTGACGTATACAACGTTTTTGGTCAGGCTACTTTGAGCACTCCAATTCTTGATATATTGCGAGACTCCGCGAACATGTTCGCATGGGGTTTCAACCCCATTGAGACCACTGGTCCAAATGCTCAACTGCAACTTTTCTGGAATAGTTATAATTTGTTGGGCGTACAATGGTTCTCAGTCCGTTTTTACGTTCAGCCCCTTACTACGGTATGGGTGCAACACTTATCCACTAATTTCACCACTCCTGGTAGTTTGTGGGTAGTGAATAACATAAAAGACGGAAACAACCCAGTCGATTACGGACTAACGCAGATCAGTTTGCCTGCCTCTGGTTCTAAATATATGATTCTGTCGTCGGCTGGAGTGTCCTACCCCGAAGGGGGTGATGTCGAGCTTATGTTTAGCTCCAATACTACTGTGCTTGAAACTGGAGCGACATTCGACTGCTGGATTTACTTGTACCCATCTCCTGGTGGGGACTTATCCAAGGACTTTATTAGTGCTCGCAGAGGACTCTTCTTGATGGAAAATCAGTTGAAGGGCTGCGAAAGCGACGGAGACAAAAAGGACAAAAATTGATGAGAGTGTGAGTCTCTCTTGACAACTCTAAAGGGTTGAAGCCATAAGGGCGCCCCTAATGATGATTTGCCAATGTCACACAAAG